CATCACCGAACAAGCCAACGAACTGATTGCAGAATTAGAACAAATCCCAGATTTAGAGTTGGTCGTTATCGATCCAATCCAGGCTATGAGTAGTGCGCCCTTGTCCTCAAGCAACGAGGCCGCGCAACTTTATTGTCAGCTTTGCGCCTCTATCTCCTCGCAGATGCAATGTAGCGTACTGTCGATCCATCACATGAGTAAGACTGCCTTATCTCATGCTGATGATCCTATGTCCGCGCGTGCATCTATCAGAGGCGCAAGCTCCTTAGTTGATGGTCATAGGCTTGCAATCGGCTTATGGTTAGGCAATGAAGAGGAATCCGAGCAAATCTGTATGGACAATGGGGTGGAACATGATCCTTTGCGCGTGGTGAGGGGTGGGGTGGTGAAGTCTAACTCAAGCGAGATTGATACAAGCGTGAAGACTATGTTTAGAAGAGATGCGGTGCTTGAGCCTTATGTTGAGAGTAAGTTTAATATCAAGGGGTTTTGATGGAAGGTTTAGAAAAAATAGCTTTTGAATATGCAAGAAAAAGAGGTATGCCATATTATTCATATACTGATAAAGAAAAATACATTGAATTTGCAAAGATACAAAACAGTAAATTTCGAGAAGGTATTGTTGACGGAGAGGTTTTGCAACTCTTACATGGTATCGGTTTAGCCTGGTCATACTTTCCTCATCATTGGGAGGCACAGGTTGGCAAAATGAAAAGACCGATTGATGTTTTTTATGATGATGAACTTTTATTAAAAGCATTGAAGTCAAGAATTAAATGGGGTGGCAAGGTTGGAGAAGATGGTTTTATGACAGATGCTAATTTAAGAAAGGCAATAAGAACTGCCTCTGGAGCGCAAGCTGTTAGCAATTTTAGACCTGTGGCAGCAGCCTCTATTTATTATAAATATTGTGGAGAGGGTGTTGTTTGGGATATGAGTTGCGGTTATGGGGGTAGATTATTTGGTGCTTTAGCTTGTGGTAAAGTAAAAAAATATATAGGAACTGATCCGTGTCAAAAAACCTATGATGGTTTGATGAACATTAAAAATGATTTCAAACATATTGATATGGATATAGAAATACATAAATTGGGATCGGAGGAATTTATACCAAAAGAAAGAGTAGATTTATGTTTTACATCACCGCCTTACTTTAATACAGAAGAATACTCGCAAGAAGAAACACAATCATTCAAAAGGTATCCAACACAAAATGGTTGGTTGGACGGGTTTTTAAGAAAGACAATTAATAACTGTCATCAATCGTTAAAAGATTATGGTTTATTATTAATTAATATTGCCAATGTAAAAAAATATAAAAATCTTGAGGACGATACCATTATGGTTGCAAATGAAGAAGGTTTTGTTTTGAAAGACACTATTAAGTTAAGATTAAGTAGTATAAAAGGCGGTTTTAAATATGAGCCGATTTTTATTTTTAAAAAAAGATAATGGCTAAGACTAAATACAAACACCAACAAGTAATGAAACTCTGTGTGATGACCGAAGAAGATGTCTTTGGAGATAAACAAACCATAGAGGAAATGATGGAGATAGTCGCAGATGCGATTAACAATAAAAGATTTTACTTTGAACTGATAAACCCACCTAAAAAGGAGTAAGACGAATGAACTGTTGGCATTGCAATACTAAATTAATATGGGGTGGCGATCACGATATCGAGCATGAAGATTCAGACTACATGATGGAAACAAATCTTAGTTGTCCAAACTGTGATAGCTTTGTCATGGTTTACTTACCCAAAGAAAAAAAGGAGCAAGAATGACAGGCAAGGGAGATAAACCAAGACCGTACAACAAATCTAAATTCGATCAAAACTTTGATCGTATCTTTAATAAACCAAAAGGAGAGAAAAAAAATGGCAATCAAACTGCTACTAACCAGCGCAGAAAAACAACTTCTGATTGATGCCCTTGCCGATAAAGGTAAGGTGTTGGTCGATAAAGAAAAGACCTCTAAACTCACCAGAGATGAACAAAAAGAGATGAACTCTATTGAGAAAATCATCCATCAAATCGCCTTTGGGAGAGAGTACTAACTATGGTAAGTCTTACCCATAACTATGGTAAGATCTACCCACAACTATGGTAGAACTTACACACAACTATAGTAAGTCTTACTATAATATCCGTATACGTATCGTATACGTATAGAGAAAAATGCTTTGAAAAGCATTTTCTCTCTAAGAAAGGACAAGAGAGAGTGAAGAGAGAAAGGAAAGAAATCAGTAAGGAGAGATGAAGATATTTTTAACTAAGATTCGATTGCACGGCAAAGAGTGGGACGGTTTACAAATTAGAGCCGAGAGCTATGCTGATGCGCTCGCGTGCGCGCGCAGATTCGGACTCAGCGTAATCGGAGAATTAACCTTTGGGTTAGTTGCAAGTGAAGAAGAAACTCTATTTGTGCCTGGGCGCAAGGGCGAGAGCGAGGGGGAGAAACATTGAGAGCAGAACATGATAAGTTATGGTGGATTGTAGCAACGGAGATTGATGATCCGAGTACAAGTGCGCTCGTGCGCTTGCGCGAGGTGAGAGAGTATCAAGACTTTGCGAAACTAAGGCGTGTGCTGTGGAAATGGTATCGTAGCGTGTGCGCGAGGAGGGATTTAACCATTGGTGCTAAGTATTTCTTATTCTTTTTGGTTGAGCGTTACAGGTGGGAAACTATGTCTTCGCACGATGCGATTAATTATTATTATCAGATGGCAGGGATCAATCGCAAGACCGCAGGCAGGTGCGTGCAGGAGCTTGCGGAGAAGGAGATTATTTGGATAGTCTTGGAGAGTGAGCGCAAAAGGTTAAGGAAGTCGCAGGCGCGTGGTAGAAAACATTATCTCTTGGTGGGGTTGGGCCATCTTTTAGGGGGAAAAGATTAGTGGCCCTCGCCCAAACTAGCAATCAGGAAAGTTATCGTCAAAGATAATAATTAGGATTAGTAGTGCGCTTGCTACGACTATGGTTAGGCTTTCAATCATGCTATCACCTTCCCATCTTTGAGTACCACCGCGATTTTACGCCCTTGGCTATCTTTAAGTAGCCAATCACCCTCGGGTGTTTGCATGGATGTATTTTTATCCGCGTAGGGTAACTCGCCCACATATTCTTTATCTCTTAGGTAGCAATAATATTTATATTCCGCCATTTCAAAAGTCATAGTTATTCTCCTTTCTTGTTGGTAATTGTTCCTCGTCAAACCATCCGCCAGGATAATTAATCATGTTATCTCCCTTCGTTTTTTGATCTTGGTTTAGTGTGTGGCCTCACATAATAAAGTAATAACTCTATTAGTTGATCCTTGTTCATTTTTTTCCATTCTTGCTTTAATGCTTGAATGATCCTCTCCTCTGCCTCATTCATCTATGGGTTGCCCTATAAGTTTTTTGATCCGATCTTCAAATAAGCTGATATGTCTTAATACTTGTTCTTGTTGGTTAAAGGTTAGATCATCAAAATTTGGTATGTGTTTACTGGGGTTATCAAATAAACCTTCTAAGTAATTGCTTATCTCCTTTCGCGCATACTGTTTGAAAGTGTATTTGTTTTCGCCTTTGGTAATCATTGGTTGTTATTTTTTTTATTTACAATCCGCTAGGAATACACCCTATTGGCTTACCAAACTCTTCCCCATACCATTGAGTAAATATTCTTTCATCTTTTTTTATTTCTTTTAAAGATATGCCAAACATTTCAGAACATTCCTTTTCCCAAAAGTTAGATAAATATTTGCTTTGTTTTTTAGTGGGGTTTTTTTCTAGCTTGAATAATTTATAGTCAACCCCGTATTTGCTATGACATTCTAAAATATATGTCTTTGGCATTTGTTTTATTTGATTTTGTAATTCTTTGATTTGTTTTAAGTTTCTACTCATATTATTTCTCCCTTTCTGTAAAAATTAAATAAAGAGCTACGGCCACCGTTGATATGAATAAAAGTAAAAGGAGGAACAACGGTAGCCATAGCAAATCGGTCATTGGGTTAGCTCTTGCATATATCCTTTATACATATCACCTTCCTCAGATAAATAAACTGTCCTTTTTGTATCCTCGTTTCCACAAAAAGGGCATACTTCGATAAACTTGTCTTTCTCCTCATAAAGATTATCGCACTCTAAACAATGTACTATTTGCAATGTCATTGGCTTGACTCCTTAAGAATAATATCCCTCTTACGTTTATCGTTGAAAGATTTAACGACCTTCCCGCATGGGTAAGTATAAAGCCAGTAATCATCTTGCACGTTGTGAGATAGTATCGGCAAGTTTTCGTTCTTACTTCTAAGTAATCGCCTGGCCTCTTCAATCATTGCTTTATGCTGTGTCATTTTTGCACCTCTAAACCAAATACAAGTAGAGCCATTGAAACTATGACAAACATAGTCATAAAGCCCATGAATAAGTCCGCGCTAAACTTGTTTAAAAGATCGCGCTTTTCTTTGTTGGTTATCTGTGGGCGGTGGTTGATGTAATCTTTCATTATGCGACCTCCTTGATTTCATCTTCTAATAATAAAACCATGTAAGCCATGAAATTGAAGTAATTTTCTATGATTCTATCTTCTTGAGCTGTAGAAAGGTTCTGATTTACTGAACCCATATTTTTTGCTAACTCTATGATATCAAAATGAGTATAAGGAATATTAATGGCTAAACCGCTCAACCATTCTTCAAGAGCTTTTTGTTTTCCTACTCTTTGAATATTCCACCCATATTCTGAATTAAACCTATCAAATAAATATTTGATCTTTTCTTCTCTGCTTAATTCCTTATTGATCAGATCATCTTCTGAATCAATACAATCAAGAATATAATTCTTGTAGTTTTCTTGGTATTTTGTGTAATGTAATTTATTCATAATTTATCTCCTTTACTGAACAATTAATGAATACATTAAAACACATAATAATACACAATGCAACACTTAATATTAAAAAAGTATGTTTTATATATAGGGTAATAATGATAAATCCTATAGAATCGTGATATATGGAGAGTTTAAATACATCTAAAAAAGATTTAAATAATCATAATATGGTCAAAAAAACACCTAAAAAAGTGGGAAGAAAAAGAATTATTATTGATTATGACCAATTAGAGCATTTAGCAAGTTTAAACATGGGTGTTATGGATATCTGCCGTAGTTTGGGGATTTCTTGGGATACATTCGATAGAAATAGAAAAAGAAAGGCGGAATTTGAGGACGCATATCAGAGAGGAAAGGCGAAAGGTTTGAAGGTTGCTACCTCTAAACTTATGGAAAAAATACAAGAGGGTGAGTTTCAAGCGATCCAGTTCTATTTAAAGAATACTGATAGCGATAGATGGCAAGATAAACAGGAAGTCCAACACCAGTTAAATTTGGCGAATGTATTAAATGATGCTCACAATAGAATAATAGAGGGCAAAAGCGAGCCAGTAAGAATTAAAAAGGATCAGTTCCTACAAAAGAAACAGGACAAGGAATAAATAAAGGCAAGAATGCGCGCTAAATCTCATTATCTCCCTTACTGTATATCTAGCGCGCAAAGGTTGGCGGTTGCCTGTTGCTCTAACTCTCCGAGCAACCCCCCCCGTCAACCACCTACGCGGGTGTATGTATATATAAACTAATGAAATAATTTTTTGTTGATTTTTTAGAAAGTGAAATATAGTCCGAAAGAAGAAAAAGAATTGATGACCTCTATTTGGTCATTGAACATCAAAGATGATCCATTAAATTTTGTAAAGTTTGTGTTCCCTTGGGGAGAACCTAACACCCCCCTTGAGCATTTTGATGGGCCAAGGAAGTGGCAGGAAAAAATTTTGCGGGAAATTTCAATACACATCCAAAGAAATAATGCGATTGATATGCCTGAGATGTTTAGGCTTGCAGTTGCCTCTGGTCGTGGTATTGGTAAATCAGCCTTAGTCGCTTGGATCATTTTATGGATGTTATCTACCAGACTTGGTTCAACCATAATCGTAACCGCTAACACCGAGCAACAGCTTAGAAGTAGAACATGGGCTGAATTAGGAAAGTGGCTCACGCTATCCATACATTCACATTGGTTTGCAAAAACAGCGACCACCATAAAACCTGCACAATGGTTTGAAGAAGCCTTAGTGCGCGATCTAAAAATAGACACAGGATATTACTACGCACAAGCGCAACTATGGTCTGAAGAAAATCCAGATGCGTTTGCGGGTATTCACTCCTCATATGGTGTTTGCTTAATTATGGATGAGGCTTCAGGTATCCCCGCGCCCATCTACAGCGTTTCTGAGGGATTCTTCTCCGAACCCACTACCAATAGGTATTGGTTTACCTTCTCTAACCCTAGAAGAAACACAGGGCCGTTCTACGACAGTTTCCATTCCAAACGAGCTTTTTGGAAAACTGAACAGATTGACTCTCGCGATGTCGAAGGGACAGACAAAGAATTATTCCAAAAGATGATTGAACAGTACGGAGAGGATTCAACCGTTTCGCGCGTGGAAGTGATGGGAGAGTTTCCAAGCGCGGACGATGATACCGTTGTGCCAATGGAACTGATTAGATCCGCGATGGGTAGAGATGTAGCCCTCTCCGCCTCCGCGCCCATCGTGTGGGGATTAGACGTTGCCCGCTTCGGTGGCGACAACTCCGCGCTGTGTGTGCGCCAAGGCAATACCGTACTCGACATCGTTACTTTCCCCTCCATGGACTTGATGCAACTTTGCGGTGCGGTGAAAAATAAATTTGACGACTCAACTGCGATTGAACAACCTTCTGAAATTTTAATTGATGTGATTGGACTCGGATCAGGGGTGGTTGATCGCCTCGCAGAGCAAAATCTCCCTGTGCGCGGGGTGAACGTGGCGGAAGCTCCCGCGACTAAAAAGAACTATTTGAATTTAAGAGCAGAACTTTGGTTTGCAGTAAAAGATTGGCTGGCGCAGCGTAATTGCCGACTTCCTGAAAATGATGAGCTTGCCTCGGAATTGGCTGCGCCTCTTTATAAATATACCTCAAGTGGGAAAATAAAAATAGAATCAAAAGATGAAATGCGAAAACGTGGAATTAAATCACCCGACAAAGCCGATGCACTTGCTTTGACCATGGCGAGTAGTGCTGCAAGTTTTGGTGGAAGTGGTTCACATTTCGGTTATAATTTCAAGAAACCTCTGAAGTCCAGAATATTTAGAGTGGGATAATATGAAAGTTGAAGAATTGATGCAATCTCTGAACTATGCTTCAAAAGGAAGAGGTAGAGATTTGTTGATGCAAAACAGAATGAATCAACTTGATCCATTAAACCTACAAAATATGCAAGTCCTAATGGATAACAAAGATTTGCAATTCGTGGATAGAATTTTAGAGCCTGGCGAATTTCCTATTCCAAGTTTGTTTGAAGAGGGCAAGATGAAAACTCATCGTATGTCAGCCGAACAAGACAAAGAAGGAAATTGGATTGTGTTTCCAAATGTTGTATTACAAGAAGGAAAATACATAGAGTTTGATGAAACCAAAGATGCAATGGATTTTGCAAAAAAAAACAAACAATTAATTAATTTTGGTAAAGGTGAAAATGCAAAACAAAGAGCTATCAACTTTTCAATTAATTACAAGCCAGAAGAATTTAAAGAATATTACAAAGGTTTGTTAAACTAGGTAACTTATATGGCAGAAAAGAAAGTTAAAGAAATCGAAGCAGAAATCGAAATGCAACTTGATGAAGAGTCAAGCATGATCGATTTAGTCGGTGTAATTAAATCTGAAATGGATGATGCAAAAGACTTCATCCACCAAGTCGGAGAAGAAAGAGCAGAGTCAACTGAGTATTATCTTGGTAATGAACCTGAAGCTACTTCGACCTTACAATCAGAATTTATTTCAACCGATGTTAGAGATACAGTTTTATTTATGTTGCCTTCCATCATGCGTACATTCTTTGGCACTAAGAAGGTAGTAGAGTTCGTACCCAATGGCCCTGAAGATATTCCCCTGGCAGAGCAACAAACCGACTACATCAACTACATCGTTCAACAAAAGAATCAGGGTTTCAATGTTTTGTACTCTGCATTTAAAGATGCGTTGGTGAGAAAGACAGGTTTTGTTAAGGGCTTTTGGGACGATTCAATTACAGCTTCAACCCACGAATACACAGGTTTAGATCCACAATCGTATCAAGCCTTGGTACTCGATCCGAATGTTGAGATTGTCGAAGAATCAGTAACCATGGAAACCATAACCACGCTTGATCCTGTAAGCGGTGAAGAAGTGGTACAAGAAATTCCTGCGATGTATGACATTACCATTCGTAGAGTGAAAGCTAAAAACCAAGTGTGTTTAGAGGCTATCCCACCCGAAGAAGTTTTAATTTCAAGGCACGCACGAGATATTAAATCTGCCTCGTATGTGGCACATCGAATGATTAAGTCTGTTTCAGAACTCGTTGCTATGGGTTACGACCAAGACGAAATAGAAGAGTATGCCTCGTATGCAGGTACAGCACTTGATCCAGAAAGCTACGATGAACAACAAGCCCGTAATCCTTTCGATAACATGGTTTATCCAGATCGTAACGATTCAGGCGGTAAAGATGTTTTATACATTGAACATTATCTTTTCTATGACTTTGATGGTGATGGAATCGATGAAAGAATTAGAGTATGCACCGTTGGTGATGGACTGCATGTGTTAAATGTTGAGCAATGGGATGATTTACCTATTGTCATGTTTTGCCCTGATCCTGAACCGCATACTGCAATCGGATCATGCCCTGCGGATTACCTCAAACCTATCCAAGCAGCAAAGTCGCAAATTATGCGAGATACACTCGATTCGTTAGGGCATTCTATTTTCCCACGAATGGCTGTTGTCG